CGCCTTTAGCGCCAAACAATTTAGCGCCAGTAAGTGCCGCACCGCCAAGACCAGCAATTTGAGAAACAGCGGATGGGGGTGTCTGATATATAGAAGCGGACTGCTGTGTCAGTGGCAAGCCACGCAACATGTCGGACATGAAGCCCAACTGTTTGTATGGGTAGTTCTGGTAGTTCAAATAGTCCTGATACTGGTTGTTCAGGATGTTCTGCATCTGCTGTTGTTGCTGGCCACCATACTGGTTCTGCAACTGGTTGATGCCCATGTTTTGCTGGTACTGAGTGTTACCCAAGTTGCCCAGAGTATTAGCGCTCGTCAGCGCTGTTTGCAAGCCTTGAAGCCCCAAGCCAGCGCCAAACTGAGACTGCTGTGCGTTAAGCTGGTTCTGGGTGTTGTACTGTTGCTGGGCTTGTTGGTAAGCGTTGTTTAGCCCTTGTGCTTGTATGTCGCCCTTTTGACGGGCTAAGTTGCCTGCGGCTTGCGCACGCATAAGATAGTCGCCACTGCCACCAAACGCACCAGCCCGAGCAGCCTGCGCACCCTGTGCTTGCTGTGCAATAGCGGCTTGACGCGAAGCATCTTGTTGCTGGCGCTGAACCACATTTTGCATGTATGGGTTCATCAAACTTTGTGCATCAGCGGATGTAAAGTTAGAAGGCTTGAATGTATACCCCGTATTGAGAGCGCCCATACCTGCCATACCAGCCATGGCCGAAGCATCTTGCAACTGCGGAGCAGTCTGCATCAACGCCGCATTTTGGTACGACTGTTGTTGCAGTGGAGAGAACTGCGCTTGGCGTTCCCCCTGATACTGCATGTAGGGGTTGTAAGTCAGGTCGGTCAGCGCTGATGCTTGCCCAAGCAGGTTTTCGACGTACGGGCGAGCGTAGTCGGGGATTGTTGTCTGACTTTGATTTATCGTCTGTAGTTGTGGTTCAGCCATGACCTGTCCTTATGCGGGAAGATATTTGTCAGCGCGGCTATTGGCCGCTATTTTGTTTTTGCCTGTGGTCTTGCCGCGTGCTTTTTGCACACGATCCATCATGGCATACAGCTTCTTAGCGCCAGCATCTGTAGAGCCGTTACCCAGTTCAGACACGATGCGTGCAGGTACTACAAACTCACCATCGGCAAGGCGTGCGGGTTGACCTTTAGCGCCAATCGTTGCAGGGATGGAATCGGACACGCCATCACCGGGGCCTTTGAGCAAACGGCCACCATCTGAATAAGAACCTAAAGAGCCAAGGCCGCCACCAACAGCGTAGCCAGTAGCGCCGCCGTCGGCCATGCCGTATATGGTGGGGTCACCCGCTGAATCCGCCGCAGTTCTTGCCGCAGTTGCAGCTGCTGTACTTTTAGCCGCATTCCATTTTGCACGGATTGTTTCTACATCTGCACCCAGCGCGGCTGCAATTTGTTCAGGAGTCACGTTGTTTGCCAAAGCCCATGCGTAAATCTGCGCATCTGTGGCTGTGCTATTGGCTTTAAGGTACTTACTAATGTCGTTTGTAGACTGTCCAAAACTCTGCACGCCTTTGGTATCAAAAGCCATGGGCACGTAGTCAGGATTCAACACCATCTTACGTGTTGTTGGATTCCAAATATATTTTTTAGTGCTCAAGTCTTGCGGTACGCCCAATACGGCTTCGCTGTAAGGCTTCATGATTTCGCCAACATTTGACTTGGTTGGGTATGCGCCTTTGCCAATCAAGTAGTTGTATGCTGCTTGTGAATCGCTATCAGGAGTCAACGTGTTAAAACGTTGGTTGAACTCTTCCATTGTCTTTGGCGCAACAGGCGTATACCCCAGACTTCCACCACCTTCAGTGTAGATTTTCTTAATGTCGTTTACTGTGCCTGTAGGCTGGCCACCTGTCACGTTTGTTGGAAGCGCTACTTGTGTGATTGTGCCGTTAGGATTTACAACAGCGCTTGTGTTACCGCCCACGCCGCCGGGAAGATTGTTTACTTTTGTAATGTCGCCTGTGGTGTAGTCAGCAACGGACTTACCTGTGGCACGTTTAAAGTCTTCGTCAGACAGACTCCACTTGGCCATTTCTGCATTGATGTCGTTAGCCGTAGCGCCTTTGTTTTGGCCAAGCCAGTAGTTGATGTTGTTGCTCAAACCACTGATACCGCCATAGTTTTCGGCTGTGTTGGCCTTATCGCCAATGTCTTGATGAGTAAGCGCGTACTGTGCCGCACCAGAAAGACCAGAACTTTGCAGTGCTTTATTAACATCTTGGGGGTTGTAGCCTGCCGTAGCCGTGGCAAAATCTGCCGCTGTTGTAGTTGGCGTAGCCAAGGCTTTGATCTGTTCAGGAGTGAGTGAGCCACCATCGGCAAGCGCCACAATACCGCCATCAGCCATACCGCCTGTATAACCTTTGGCTGGAAAAACGCCTTGCGGTGTATAGCGTTGGCTGTAAGGATCAAAGCTAAACTTGCGAATGTTGCCTGTGTCTGTAGGCGTAGCTGCTTTTGTGGTTGTTGGAACCATTTGATCCGCCAAAATTGGGGTTGCGGCGTACGCAATATTACCAAGATTCTGCTTGGCAAAAGCCATAGGATCTGCTTTGGCTGCATCAAAACCCGTAGACAAAAGGTCTGCTTTAGGCGCATTTGCAATTGCTTGAGTAGCGCCAAAACCGCTTTCAGGAGAACCTATAGGCCCTTGAATGCCTTCTGCGGCTGAGCCAACAGCTTTCTCTCCCGCGCCCATCAGACTGCCCTCTAACCCAGCGCCACCATAAGCACCCAATCCGGCCATGAGGCCGCGAGACAAACTACCAGTGGCCAAGGTAGTCAAACCGCCCACAGCAATACCCGTACCGATAGCCCCCGCTGCCGCACCACCAATACCTAAAGCCCCACTAATTGCAGTCCCCACACCGGGGGCAAAGAAGTTAAGCGCTGCACCTGCCAGCATAGGCAGCAACGACTTCAAGAAGTTGGCTTCAGGCAGACCTGTCTCTGGGTTAATGGTCAAAGACCCGCCATGTTTCATGGCAAGAGCGTGAAGTCCAGCGACTTCTCCGGGGGTCATGTGTACAAGCATCGAATCGCCGTTGCGACCCTTGGATGCCATGTCTTGGGCTAGTACAGCAAGGCTCATGTTTGCCTCTCAAAATGGGGGTTGGTCGATAATATCATGTTGGTAACGCGGACACAAATGTCACAGTCAAAATGACAGAAGGTATCTCTGGCACATTGTTGGGCGCGGTGCCGAATCCGGCTTCGTGTTTTAAAACCACTTTGTTGTCGTCAGTCAGCCACACGAGTTCAAAGTAATCATTGGCGTTCATAGATAGAACAAAGTTCCAAGCAGGGACAGATTCGGCGGTCGTGCCTTGGATTGCTACCTTAGACGCTGAGTCAGGTACGTTTGTGCCATTTACTCTGGGCCAAATCCAAATACTTGCCGCAGCGCCAGATGTCTTATCTAGCTGGCAAGAAAACTGAAAGTTGTACACTCCTGCGTTGTCAACAATCACCCGAGATGTTGGGTCACCAATACGTACACCATTTGAATAATCTGTCGTATTTAGCGTAATTGGGTAGGCTACGTTGGCGCTAGTCGCGGTCTGGGTGGTATTGTCTTGAAACGCCCCGTAAGGAAACGCCAGATACCTACCTCCGGTAGTACCAAACAACTCACCCAGCGCATTCTTTAGCTGGTTGAAGTACAGACGCAAGACGTTGGAAAACTGATCCTGATACCGGCGCTCGTACTGCTCCGTACCCAACGGCAAGTTGGGCGGTGCTGGGTTAATGATGCGGTTGGATGAAGCCATTACCGGCGTCCGTCAGGACGAATATCTATACGCGGAGCGCCAAGCTGCCAAGCCGTACCAATCTGGTTTGAGCTGATCTTAAAGATCATCTGGCGACCGCGAAGGCGGGTGAAGATCTGACCTGTAAACTCTTCTGTAATGTAGTACGTACTGCCCTTGGCCACAGGCTGGCTAGCATCGCTTGTCACGCCCGATCCTGAGTTAGCCAACCCATACAACTCCATGGTTACCGTGGCTGCAGCGCCAGTTGGAGAAGTTGTAGCGTTTTCAAATGTCAGGTCAGGCAGGATACGCCAGACAAAACCAAAGTTGTGGCCGTCACCAATGTCAAATTCTGATGAAGAAATGTAGGCTGAAATAGCGGCGGTTGTGGCTGTTGAGTTGTCGTCCAGCCCGTCTTCGTGATACACCAAGTTGTTGATGTAAGTGGCCGCAATCGGGAAAGCCTGCAAACCAGAGTCAAGCCAAGCTGTACGCGCCATCGTGCCGTAATACCAGACTTTCTCAAGGTAGTTGTACACAACGTATTTGTCTACAGTCGTACTGCCAGACGAGCAATAGAACCACCAGACTTCGTTGAAGCCTTCGTTGGTACCGCAAAATACTTGTTCGTTTTGGTCTTGGTCAATGTCTTGGAAGACGTAGCGGCGCAGGTCACAGTTAAGCGTTTGCACACGACCATCATAGGCATAAAACTTATCCACGCCCATCCAGTACACCACGCCAGAAGCAATCACTGCCGAGTTGGGGCCCATGATCGAAATGTTGTCGCCAAGCAACTGAGGAGCCCACACATATGGGGGGCCAAGGTACTGGAGTGAATACACACTGGAGTCAGTCAGCACCACAATCTCTTGGCGAGTCTGAATGGTTGTAATGATCTGTGAGCCGTGTGACAGCCGGGTAAAGCCTGCTTGGTTTGTAGCGTCAGGCGTCCAGTTGTAGGGGTCGTTCTGTCCAGACCAGCGAATCAACATGGGGTCAATTGAACTGGAGCCGTAATCGTTTGTTCCAAACACCATCACAAAACGCGAAGAGTCAGACACAGTCAGATTGTTTTGCACAACAGGCGCGTCTACAATGTTAGACACCGAGCCAGAACCGGAGGACGAGGTATTAACTTCGTTGCCAGACCCATCAAGTAGATTAAACGTAAGGCCGTCAACTTGGAAAACGTAATACGTAGTCCCCGCAGTAATACCTGTTGGCAGTGAAGCCCCAGAGAACTGGAGCGCCGCACCTTCTGTGTATTGGATAGTTGATGTAACCAAAGTGGGAGAGGCGTTGGTAAACGTGACTGTGCCGCCAAGCGTATTCAAAGCCACCCCACGAACACCCACACCATCCGTAGCGTTCCAATAGTAGATGCCGCCACCACGGGGGCCAAAGATCAAATCTTGCCCGTAATTTATCTGGTTCCACAATTGCAAACCAATTGGCGTAGAAGCCCCAATTCCCCAACCGCCTAAACCCCAACCGCCAACGCCCCAACCTACAAGCGGTGTTTGTATAGAAGGGCCGGTATTGATCTGGTAAGCCGCAACAACGGAAGAGCCGCCATAGCTACCCGCCGCAATAGCGCTTCCTGTTGTGATTGTGTAACTGTTATCGTCTATAACGGTGATTTCAAACTCTGCGTTAAACGTAGAAGCGTAAGTGCCAGTAGCACCACTAAACGTCACAAAATCCCCAGTAATGCCACCGTGCGCCGTGTCGGTAACCGTGACGGTTGTTGTGCCGTTGCCAGCAAAAGGGTTTGAATTGATTGTGGATGTGGCGCGAATGGGGGTGATGTCGCTATACGCACCGCCTTGGGATATATAGAACTTTAAGTTTGTGCCAACACCAATTAAGTTTTGGCCAGCCAGCGTAATCCAGTTCCACAAGGAACGGCAAATACCCAAAAAAGTGTTTGAAGAAACTCTTGTCCAACCACCAATCATTTCAGGATTGCCTTGACGGAAACGCACCTTGTCGCACTCGTACCAACCACCCTCGGTCGTGTAGCGTGTGTTCTCCCGGTTAACGCCCGGCTTAAACAGAATTTTTTGTAGTGGCATGGCTTATTTTCCCATCAAATAAGGGATGCATCAAGCATACAGCCGAGTGCCTTGTTTGTCGATAATCAGCGCCTGTTTTCTAGGTGCAGTTGTTGGTGTGTTTGGGATGCTCACATGCGTCCAGCGGTCAAATTCCCGGATCACTTGGTCGTATGGCAGGCCAGAGGCAATGATGGTTTTAACTACTTCGTCAGGAGTCAATTGAGGTACTCGGATGTCCACAGCACAACCAATGCGATGCTGACTGCTATCTTTAGAACCCACAGCATCATTGACTTGCTTACTGCGAAAAGCTGAGTTAACCATGACTGGTCTTCCGCCCAAGGCTTTTTTGACTTCCTCAAGGAAGGCGGCAAGTCGTTTAAGGTTTTCCAATTCGGCTTCATTTGGCGTATTGTCAAATTCGCGGTGGTCTGTATGGGTTAGTTCTTCCA